CCGCCACCACCGCCGCCAGCCCTAGACACGCTGGAACCTGTTATTGATGAAGCCAAGCCAGTGCCACCAGCACCACCGCCGCCTGTTCCTACCGCCGCCCCACCAGCGCCGCCAGCCCCACCGCCGCCGCCCATTGAGTAAGCCGACCCCCACGGTTGGCTGGTGCCTCCAGCGTTACCTTGTCCAGAAACACCAGAGCCATTGTTGGGAGTGCTGCTTGCACCGCCACCGCCGCCACCTGACCCACCTGATGCGGCTATGTTTGCATACGATCCACCATAGCCGCCCCCAGTAGGTGTAGAGACGCCTGCAATACTAGAGTTTGAGCCGTTACCTATTGCCCCGCCGTACCCTAATTGACCCGCCCCGCCAGCCCCAATTGTGATTGCCTTACTTGAGACTGCAGGCGTGTAGCTGCCCGACAGATAACCACCAGCCCCACCACCGCCACCGCCTGTTGTGTTGTACTGACCGCCACCGCCCGGGCCTCCCCCAGCAATAACTAAGTATTCAATCACCGCATCGTTGGGCGCTTTCGTGACGTTAAGCGTACCGCTGCTTGTGAACGTGTGGATTGTATAGTCGCCTGCGTAGGTGATTGTCCCGCCTGTGGCCTCGACAGCGCCTTGCATATCGCCTACGCCAAAACCCAGCACATTATAGCCAAAACTCGTCATGCGTCATTCTTTGCGTTTGTTGTGAAGAACAGTTTTATACCCATCAGTCTAGCATCAGCCGCATTGGTATCGTTAGTGGCATCTCTCATAATTTGAAAGAAAGTGTAGCAGTCAGCGGCAGCACTAGCTATAGTTACAGCCCCGCTTTCTACTGATACATCTAAGTCGTTAGCAACTCCACTGTGGGCCTTAGCTGTAGCTAGGACATTGGTGCCAAAAGCAGTGTTTGTGCTTACACCGTCTGCAATACTTACACCAGATAAACCCCAACCAATCGTACCGTGCCCCCCGTCTACAGTAAAGAACGCTTGAAAGGTTACAGTTCCCTCATTCCAACTCTTAGGAAAGACAACACTAAACTGTGCAAACTGCTCAGTGCTAGGGTCGAAGTCAAGCACTTTAAGTTCTGGCCCATTAGCAAGTTCTATTTGTTCTGGCCCTTCACAACCATTAGTGCCAGTTGGGTACATAGCAGAAGCTGGTACATAGATAGTTTCTTTGCCCTGAACCTTAAGGGCATTGATCTCATCACCAGTTGCAGTCAGTGCCGTTGAACCGAGAGTTAACGCCGCCGTGGTAATAGACTGGGTATTGATAGACAACACATTATCGGCAGTCTGATCTAGGGTGGCGATCTCTATCCAAGCATCGTTATCCCCATTACGCAACTTAAGTTTGTTAGCGGTAGTATCAACCCACCATTGGTTAGCGTACATAGTGGCAGGCTGTGTAGCTCCAGATGAGTTTTCGGCAAGCGCCACAAAAGCTGCATTTAAGTCTGTCCTAGTAGCAGGGAACAGTTGATTGAGAATGTTGAAGTCGTGTTGGCTCATGTCTTACGCTCCTATTCTGGCTTAGTGGGCCATGTAATTGTGTCGGGAAACCCAGCTTGAGAGGGTACGTCTCTTAAAAGTTGTCTGTATGTCGCCCATGCAGACTTATCTACAGGAGAGTCATCAACCTGTGTCCAATCTGATGTACTCAACAGATTATCACGTTCTGCACGGACTAAAACCTCTGGTGCGATAGGCTCAGGTTCTGGATCGGACTCCACAACAGGTATATCTTCTACAACCCACTCTGTACCATTCCATTTAGCAAACTGGCTGTCAGTTATAGTTGGTGGTGCGGTCTCTACGCAACCTGCTGGGATAAGCCAATTAGTGCCATCCAGAGGGTCTTGGTCTGCTGTTGTGGTGCCTACATAGACACCATTTAAATCTGTTTGATATACGTTCATATCGGTGTCTCCTTAATATTTAATGCAAGCAAGCATTGCTACGTTGCGGGGTCGGTTCTCACTGCTGTTGCTTGTGCCGCCCCGATTGCCCAAGAAGCTGGAAACATTGCCTTGCTGTGTGTCTGCTGGTGAGCGAACAGTGATGGCACCAGAGCCAAAGCCGTATCCTACGTGGAGTGGGCGATTTGTGTCTATGTGATTGTGCTGCTCCATCTGATCAGCTTGCGCCGAACCAAATGCCCTGCTACCATCAACATTACGGCTATCATCCCACCCACGCATAAACTCACCACGGAGGTCAGGCACGTTGAACGTAGAAGAACCATCACCCACACCAAATGTCGTTCCAACTGCGGTAAACAAATCAGAGTATGTTGAACGTGACACAGCCGCACCATTCGCTTTGAGAAAGCTAGTTGGAGCAGTGTTAGCTGCGTGATATATTACTGTACCTGAAGGAACACCAACGGGCACTGCGGGGGCTGCCCACGCTATGTCTGTGCCATCACTTGTGAGGACAGTGGAAGCAGCACCCTTAGCTAACCTAGCGGTAGCACCAGACGCATTGCCGTACAGTAGAGAGCCTCTGGTGATTGCAGCAAGCTGGTTCAACTCAGTGTTCGTAGAGGTCAAAGCTGTGTCTAAGTTAAGAACGACAACCCAAGCATCATTGGCCTCGCTTCTTATGTAGAGTATGTTAGTGTCTGTTTCGTACCAGAACTGATTGGCATATGTCGTAGTAGGAGCATCGGCCCCAGAGGAGTTAGATACAGCTGCCAATAGTGCAAGGTTAAGATCTGTCCTTGTTGCAGGGAAACTCTGATTGGCGATTTCGAAGTCGTGTTGGGACATTACGTAGTCTCCTTTCCGTAGCCCTTAGCTACGTAGTCTAAGGTTACAGCGTTAGTGCTAACTGCCGACCCAGTAAACATATTAAAGCTGAAGCCAGTTCTTGTTTTATTTGTGATTGTATACCTGTCTCCCTCAACTGCGTCAGCAAGAGATATACCTAGTGCTGGAACATCAGCAAAGGCGTTTGTAAACAGGATGTTTTTAGTGCCAGTAAAAGTTATGTCAGAGCGGGCATCCACCCTGTCAGGCATGTCTACGTTTACAGTCAACTGTTCTATCTGAGGGCTAGTGGCAGGGTCTGTAGAAGTTAGTATAGCCCTAAACTGAAAAGCCCTAGCTGTTATGTCACTAATAGAAAAGTCTTGCCAATCGGTATAAGTGGGAGTTCCATTAGGATCATCGTCAGTGTGCCTTAACTGCAATACAACAGACACATCTTCAGCGTCAGCCCCTATCTCATCAAACAGAACAGTGGGGTCATTAAAGTTGTTAGCCTGAAAATCAAAGGTATCTGCATTGTTAAACCTGTTACTACGGACATCGTAACCTAACCTTGAAGTAGACTTAAAGCCTATATCAAAGGCGTTTGCAAAGTAGTATATGCCAGTTGGTTCAAACGAATTTACGAGGTCGAACAGCGCATGGGTGTTATCTCTGTCCTCAAAGTCACCAGTAGCATTGTCAAACAGTTCACTCATTAACATAAGTTTACCATTAACAAGCTCTACAGTATCCTTTACACCACCGAAGGTTGGATGTTCAGTTATGGTAGCTACTACATTTAGCTCCTCCATACCTACACCTGTAATTACAAACTTTGCAGGGTTGATAGAAGTATTTGCACCACTGGCAGTGTCATCTACCGCCTTAATAAAGTAAGTGCCCGGACCCGCATCAGCAACAGCAAAGACACTAAGACTTGAGGGTACTTCAGCTATAGCTGTAGATGAGTTATACAGAGCGCCTGTTGTGGCTTTACTGTACTTAATTATGTAGTGCGCTAAGTCTAAGTCAGGTACGGGTGTCCAAGTTAAGTATAGGTTAGGGCCTACAAGGTTTCCGGTAAAGTTAGTTACATCTGCTGGCGGTGCGCCTAAAGGTTCTATAAGCTCGTTAGATAGTGTGGTATAGTCACCGTGAACACCTAAAGAGTTAATCGCCCTTACTCTAATGTCATAGCGCCCGTCCACGATAGGCATAACTTCAATCCTGTTTGTGCCGATAAACGACCCTAGTCTACCGACTCCTATGAAGTTAGTGTCACCTACTTTCCGATACTCTACCTCGGTTACGTCCATAATGTTACTTGTGTTTGTAACGTCTATAGTCATAACGCCAGTAGTCTTACCTTTAACCCTTCTTAAGTCTGACCCAACAACCATACTAAGGGTAGGTACTTCAAAGGCTGACAACAAAGTAGTGTTATCTCTTTCGTAGACTACACCATCGTCAACCTCATCAAAGACACTGGCAGATATTTCCTTAAGAACCATATCTACTTGTAAGTCGTATTCATCTACAGAGCCGAAGCTCCAAGACATGACTTCAAACTCTTTGCTACTCCAACCAAGTCTAGTGTTAGTCAGAGTTATGGTGTCTCCCGTTTGTACTTGAAGAGCCCTAAGACCGAAAGAAGCCTCGACAGTAAGCTGTTGTCTGTTTCTCTCTAGTACTATCCTAGCTATTCTTCTAGCCTCTATAGAGTTGTCAGTAAAAGAGAGGTCGAAGTCTATGGAAGTCTCTTGACCACCATCAGCCCCGACAAAAGCATTTACTTTGCCAGTGCCTGTAGCTGCGCCACCAGATAAATCCGCTGTGAAGAATAAGCCGACTGTGTTAGAGGTAGCCCCAACAAGGGTAAAGTCTGTAGTTGCACCACCAGCGCCATCGTCTAATGATGTAATAGTGTATGA